GGACAATTAAGTTTTCTACCTTGCGAATGTGCATTGTAGAAACTTCGCAATACTAAAATTTTATGTATAAAAAGTGAGTTTATGAGACTTAGAATAAAGAGTTTATTTTTATTTTGTCAAACTCATTAAGTTTATAACTATTAACTTAATATAAGTAATAGTATAAACTCCTCATTCTAAATGAAGAAAATTGATACATATATTGCAGCAATAATTATTAGAAGAATTGTTGCTATGTATCTAATTATCTTTTTGCTCATAAACTCACCCCAATCCTTAGATAAGTTTTATTAAATTTTATAATAACAAGTTTATCAAAAATTCGATTAATATACAAATAAAAATATTACCAGTAGGCAAATAAATTAAATGAGGAGGATTAATTAATGGAATATATAAGTGAAAAAGAGTTTAGAAAACAACCTATGGAAGTTCAACAAGTTATTTTTGAGTGGTGGAGACCATCAAAAGGAGATTTATTCGAAAATGATTTAATAGGTGGATTTGGAGTTATTACAGGAGAAAAGAAGTTAAAAAATGGATTAATTCCACTATTAACAGAAGGACAACTTAGAAAGTTTATAGAGGATAATATAAATAAAAAAGTCGATATAATACATTATATTAATGAAGGATATATTTTAGTAGTTGATGAAGATATTGATTATAGTAATTTAGGACATGACTTACTCCAAGCCTATTGGAAAGTAGCTTGTGAAATAGCAAAGGAGGAGGTAGTAGAACATGGACAAACTAAATAGACATAAAAATATATGTCAAGATTTAAACAAGCTCTATGAAGCTAAAAACAAAGATTATGGAGATAGTTTTGGTAAGTCTTATCAAGAATATGGTTTAACAATGGCTTGTATAAGATTAGAGGACAAGTTAAATAGACTTAAATCGCTTGCTAAAGGTTCAGAACAACAAATAAAAGATGAATCTATTGAAGATACGCTTAAAGATTTAGCAAACTATTCAATTATGACTATTATAGAATTTTCTAAAGAAGCAAACCAAAATTAACCCACCAGTAGATGTAAATAAACGTGTAACAAAAATGTAACGAAACTTAGAGTGCTTTTGTTACAGGCTCTAAGCAAGTAATATCAACACTTTGAATGTGCTTGTTAAATACTGTAAAAATATTTTCGGTACAACTTTTGTTACACCTCCAAACCCGCATGGTTATGCCTTTCTTTATATATATAATATAATTTGTAACAATAATATAAATATAATATATATATATAATAAGAAAAATATATATTCTCTATATTATATAGAGTTACGCACATAAGTTTTATTTTTTTGTTACATTGTTACAAAGTAGCTTAAAGTTAGTAATATCAAGGGTTGTAGCTGTAACAAAGTGCATTTTAGTTTTGTTACAAAATACCCTTGTTTTTGTTACAGAATAAATAATTAAGTTTAATTAATATAAATTATTAATTAGAAAAGAGATGATAAAATGAAATTTGATATGTTAGAAATTAAGAAAGATAGATTAAAAGAAATAGATAAACAACTTAGGATAATATATAAAACTAAAAAATATGTATCTTATGAAGCATTAAAAGCTGAAAAAGAAATTTTAAAAGAAGAAATCCAATTGATGGAGGTAAAACGTGGAAGATAGATTTAAGAAAACAGTAACTATGTTGAAAAATTATAGAAAACTTCAATCAAAACTTTCAATGTGGAATTTACAAAAAGAAAAAATGAAATATAAATTTGACGGAGTTAATGCTATTGGATATGAAGAAAGAAGTTCTCCAACACATAAATTTAATTCAAATGTTGAAAATGAGGTTATAAATAGATCGTTTGATTTTGAAGTTATTGAAAAAAATATTATATACTATGAAAACCAAATTAAAGAAATTGAAATAGCTCTTGATATGCTTACAGAAAGAGAAAGGTTTATTATTGAAAAGAAATATTTTGATAAAATAAAAAACATAGATATTGCTTTAGATCTTGATTTAACAGAAGAATATGTATGTGATCTTAAACGAGGAATAGTAAATAAGCTATCAGATATATTATTCTTAACATAATATTAGGAAAAGGTTAAGATTTATTTATAAATTAGTATTAAATACATGAGATAATAGTATTGTAGAAAGAATTAATTAAACACTTTCTACAGGTACTAAAGATAAAATTTACCCTCTAATATATTAGCAACTAAGTATTAATTTATTTAGTTGCTTTTTTTATTAATATAAATAAAGGAAGTGATAATATGAAATATAGAGGTAGACCAGCTAAATATGAGAATCCAGAAGATATGCAGAAACTTATTGTTGAATACTTTAATGAATGTGCAGCAGAAGATAAGAAACCTACTGTTAGTGGATTAGGTTATGTACTTGGAATGAGCAGAACTGATTTAATGAATTATGAGAAGTGCTTTGAATATGATAGGTTAAAACAATATGATGATAGTGTGAGACATGGGTTTGTTAACACGATAAAAGACGCTAAGCGCTTCATAGAGAGTTGTTTGGAAGATAAGCTAGTAAATAGTAGTACAACTCCAATCGGTCTTATATTCGCCCTTAAGAACAATTATGGGTGGGTTGATAAGCAGGAAATAGTTAATACTAATAACAACATAGAAGTTAAGCTTGAAGATTAATAATTTAATAGCATAAATATACATTCCTATAGGCTAAAAACAGTGGTTATAATTATACAATCTGACCTTTAAAAGTATAAAATAGCTTTAATGATAGTAAATAAGCCATTTGTATATTTTGATTTATTTCGTAAAAACAGCATTTCCCGAAATAAATTTGTATATTAATAAAAAATGTAATTATTTTATGCAATTAATATACAATGTTGTTTAAATAGGGTGGGGTACATTCTAAATCAAAAATCGCTAATGTAGTTGACGGTTACTAAAAATATTTTTTTAAACAAAAAGGACTTTATCAACTTTTGTATAATTAATTATATGAAAGGTGGGATATTATGGTTGAACTAAAAGCGATGGAAGATATGAGGAATAGCTATAAAGATTATTCAGATTATTGTGCTAAATTAGAAGTAAACATGATTAATGAATGTCCAATATGTAATTTAAAAATATCGCCAAATATAATAGGTGAAATAAATGCCGAATATTTATATGTATTACTTCAATGTCCAGATTGTAAGGAGCTTTTTATTGCAAAATACAAAAAAGAATATAATCGCCTATGCTATGCAGGATATAAAGGTGAATTAATTTCAGTATTTCCTAAGAAAGCAAAAACAATTGAGATATATCAAAAAATTTCTGAAATATCAAATATGTTTGGTGTTATTTATAACCAATCATTATCTGCGGAAGCTAACAACTTAGATCAAATAGCTGGAATTGGATATAGAAAGGCTCTTGAATTTTTAATTAAAGATTATTTAAAGTATAAAAAGCCTAATGAAAAAGAAGAAATAGAAAAAAAATTGTTAGGAAAGTGTATTGAAATGATTGACAATGTAAACATTAAAAAAATGGCTAAAGGAGCTACTTGGTTAGGAAATGATGAAACACATTATATTAAAAAATGGGAAAATAAAGATATAACAGATTTAAAGAACTTAATTGATTTAACTTTATCATGGATAGGGTTAGAACTTAAAACAGAAGAATATGCAAATGATATGAATTTATAGAACTCTAGAAATAGGGTTCTTTTTTATGCCATTAGAAAGGGGAATACATAATGAAATTTACAATATCTAAAAAGATGTTTAATGAAACTTATTTGCCACAACTTGAAAACTATAATACTAGATTTAATGTGTACTATGGGGGTGCGGGTAGTGGAAAATCTGTATTTGTCTTTCAAAAAATGGTTTTAAAATATTTGAAATATCCAGGAAGAACTTGTCTTGTAATTAGAAAAATTAATAATACATTAAAAGATAGCTGCTTTGCTCTGGTAAAAAGTATATTGAGTGATTGGCAGTTATATGACCAATGTAAAATTAATAAAACAGATTTAACAATTGAGTTACCTAATGGTAGCTTATTTTTATTTAAGGGACTTGATGATCCGGAAAGAATTAAATCTATTAATGGTATTGATGATATTATCGTTGAAGAATGTACCGAAATTGATGATTTTACATTTGATCAACTTTGTTTAAGACTTAGAAGTAAGAAACCGTATAATCAAGTTCATGTAATGTTTAATCCAGTTAGCAAGTCTAATTGGGTTTTTTCACGTTGGTTTAATGCTATGGACAGTAATCCTAGAACGGACCTTAATAATACAATGGTGCTTAAGACCACCTATAGGGATAATAAGTTTTTACCACAAGATTACATTGATAATTTACTTGAAATGGAGAAAACCAATCTAGTTTATTATAGAATTTATGCTTTAGGAGAATTTGCAACGCTTTCTAAGCTTGTTTATACAAATTGGGAAGTTAAAGATTTTGACTACAGGCAGATATTAAAAGAAAACTACAATAGACAGGCTGTTTTTAATCTTGACTTTGGTTATACAAATGATCCTACTGCTTTTGGTGCTGAAATCTTAGACGAGCCAAACAAAATTATATGGATTTTTGATGAATTCCAAGAAAAAGGCTTGCTTAATGATGAAATTGCAAATAAGATTACTGATTTAGGTTATAGGAAAGAAGTAATTGTATGTGATAGCGCTGAACCCAAAAGTATTGATGAATTAAAACGTAATGGAATTAATAGAGCATTAGCCAGTATTAAAGGTAGAGACAGTATTATTAATGGAATACAGTTATTGCAACAATATAAAATTATAGTTCATCCAAAATGTACTTATATTCAGGAAGAATTAAAAAATTATTGTTGGAAAAAAGATAAAGATGGAAATTATATCAATACTCCAATAGATAAATTTAACCATAGTTTAGATTCTCTTAGGTATGGGATCACTTATGCTATTGGAAAGAAAAAAGCTGGATTTAGCATTATCTATAGGTAGAAAGGAAGTGATATAGTGGAACAATTAGAACTTATACATAAATGTTATGATGATTATATTTCTAAAAAGGGACATTATGATGAAATAAATCGTTATTATTATGGAAATACTGATAGTTTAAGTAAATTTAAGCCAAGAGAAGGACGTTCAAATTTAAAAGTAAATACAAATTTTGAGCAGAAAATGATTGATGAAGAAGCACAATATAGTTTTGGTAATGATATAACATATTCATCTACTACAGGTGATAAACAATGCATTGAAGATATAAAATATAATTTAAAAAACAATGCAGCAGATCATGACAATTCTTTAGGAATTGAACTTGTTAAAATGGGTGTGGCTTATGAAATTAATTATTATGAAAAAATATCTGAAACAGAATATGAATTTTATAACAAGATAGTTAGTGCTTTAGATGGTTATATGTATTTTGAAGATGATGAACCAAAATTTTTCTTAAGAATGTTTAAAAAGCAGCTTGATGAAAATAAAGGCAAAGTTTATGTTGATGTTTATTCAAAAGAAGGAGTATACCATTATGATACTACCTTTACGAATGAGGTTAAACCCATGACACCAAACCTTTTAGGAATATTTCCAGTAGGATATGGTGTTATTGGTGGTAAAATGTATACTAATGAAAGAGGATATGTGGAAGGTGATAAAACAATACATAGAACTACTAAAACCTTACAAGATGCATTTGAAACAAATTTTTCTGATGTAGTATGTGAAATATCTGATTTGAGAAATGCAATTCTTAAAATGTATGGAATTGAAGCAGAAGATGAACTTGATGATAAAGGTAATCCTAAAGTTGATGAAACTACTGGTAAAACAATAAAGAAAGCTCCAATAGTAAAAGATAATTGTATTTTATTATTTGGTGATAAGACTTCACAAGATGCTGAATGGCTTATTAAAAATATTAATGATACATTCATTAAAAATACTAGAGATGATATAAAAGAACTTATATATGCTTTAAATTCACATATTGATAATAACGAAAAGATGCAAAGTAATTTATCAGGAATAGCATTAAGAAGTAGGCTACAAAGTCTTGAAAGTAAATGTGGCATGAATGAAAAAGCTATGATTAACATACTTAAGACTAGGTTGAAGTGTTTATTTAGATTTTTATTTCTTACTCAAAGTAGAAATTATGATGTAAATACCATAGATATTAAATTTACGCCTAAGGTTCCTACAGATATTACTTCTATTGCTGATATGATAAGTAAATTAGTCACAAGTGGCGTTGTAAGCAAGGAAACATTAAGAGGATTATTACCTTTTATTGACAACCCAGTTAATGAAGGTAAAAAAGTAAAACAGGAATTAAAAGATGAACTTCCAGGAAGTAGTTTAGATGATATTAATCATGATCCTATAGGTGGTGATGGTGATGAAGTATAGTGAAAAAGAAGTAAAAGAGTTTGTTGAAAGTTTATTTAAAAACAGCAGCAGTGAACTAAAAGAATTATATAAGCATCAATATTCAATTGAGCGTGGTATTAAAGATGAAATATGTAATTTGATGTACATTTATACTATTGAAAATGATGTTATTAATATGAGTAGAGCTGAACAACAAAAGGCAATTAAAAAACTTGATAAAATGATTGATGATTTTTATAAATCTGATGCTGAAATGCAAATAAAAATATTATATAAGTTACTGGAATGGACAACTAATGAAACTCTTAGATTTTATGGTTATAATGCTGGTAAAAAAGAAATAAAGGATATAGTTAAGCAAGCTTATAAATGTAGGCACTTTTCAGAAAATGTATGGAATGATGAAGTTCAAACTGCTAAATATATGAAAAAGCAGTTATTTGATTTTATTAAAGGTAAAGTTAATGTTAATCAGATTACTACCAATATTACTAAGTTATTTAATAACAGCCATTATGAAGCTAGAAGGCTAGCTGAAACAGAAGTTGCAAGGTGCCAGAGTTCAGCTTTTGATAAATTTGGTAATGAAGTAGGAATAAAGAAAGTTAAATATCGTGCAACGTTATGTAATACATGTGATAAGTGTAAGGCTGATGATGGAAAGCCGTTTGATTTTAAAGATAAAATTGAACTACCAAGGCATCCATTTTGTCAATGTTATTATGATATTATTGAATAAAGATAGCACCTAAATTAATAGGCGCTAAATTTACTATTCATCATCTTTTTTATCATGAATTGCTTTGTAGAAATTATTGAAAATATTAACGGCTGAATCAGATTGAATTACTCCAGCATGTTGATTAGAATTCCAAGAAGCTAAAAAATTAGAAGTTAATTCTACAGCCAATTCTTTATCTGTTTTATTCATAAAATCACCACCTTTCATTACAATTATATCAAATATTTGTAAAAAATAAATATTATTAAAAAACAAGGAGGAATAAAAATGAATTTTGGAGAAGCATTAGAAAACTTAAAACAAGGTAAAAAAGTAGCTAGAAAAGGTTGGAATGGTAAAAAGCAATATATTGAACTTGCAACTGCAATAAGGTATGTAAATGCAGATGGAAAAATAATTAATTGTAATCATGATGCAATAGGAAATAAAGCAATTGCATTTGTTGAAACATTAGGCGTGCAGATGGGATGGCTTGCAAGTCAAGCTGATATGTTGGCAGAAGATTGGGAGGCGGTTGAATAATGAATGAAAAAGAATTTTTAGAATGGTGCAAACAAGAGGTATGTGATTATACTAATAAGCATTTAGATAAAACAGACAAAAAGGAAATTACTACAGATGATGTATTTATGGTGTGGAGTTACAAAACACTTCAAAACAATAAAGCATTACTTAGCACTACTCTATTTGATGGAATGTATTATGAATGTACCTACAATGGAGATAAGAAAGAAATGTATGTAGACGTATATAAGAAATGGGAAAATTATAAAGTAGAAAAATAATAATCGACTTTAAGCAATAGTCATTAAACAGGCTTATTTTTTATACCTAAAATTAATTGTCTTAGTCCTATTGGGTTAAGGTAAGGAGGAATTTTTAATGGAAATTACAGAAGTACAAGAATTTATAAATAATAATGCAGAAAGCGAAGAAGTAAAAGGCTTGATCAAGTCTTTTCAACAACCTTTAAATCGTGACACTGTGGAATTGTGGTGCAAAGATGGAGAAGGTAAGAGTTGGTTAGACAGAAATTGTGATTTGTACAGTAATAAAGCAGTAGAAACTGCAAGAACTAATGCATTAGAAAAATTTAAACAGGAAGAACTTCCAAAACTACAGGAAGAATACTACAAGTCTAAAACAGGAGAGGGAATGACAGAGGGACAGAAACAAATGAAAGCCTTACAGGATAAAATTGAAAAGATGGAATCTGAAAAGGCTGAAAATGAAAGAATAAAGGCTAATGCTGATAAGTTAAAGGAAAAAGGATTGAACACAGATTTAGCGAGATTTATAAATTCTGATGATGATATTCAATTTTTTGAAACGCTTATTACTAATAGCGTAGATTCTAAGGTTAAAGAAAAGCTTGGTGATGGTGCTTATAAACCACCTACAGGAGGTGCAAGTGATTCTATTACACAAGAAAAATTTGATAAGATGTCATATAACGAAAAGGTTGCTTTATTTAACAGTAATCGTGCTTTATATGACAAGTTTACAGGAAAAAATAATTAAAAAGAAAGAAGGACGATAAAATGTCAAATTTAACAACAAAATTACAAGATCTAATTAATCCAGAGGTAATGGCAGATATGATTTCTGCAAAAATTCCTAAAAAAATTGTAGTAGCTCCGTTTGCTAAATTAGATACTAAATTATCAGGTCAACCTGGTGATACAGTAACAGTTCCACAGTATTCTTATATTGGTGATGCAGTAGATGTTGCTGAAGGTATTGCAGCAGAAACTGTTAAATTATCAGCAAGCACTACCAAAGTTACTATTAAGAAAGCTATGAAAGCAGTTGAATTAACTGATGAAGCTGTTTTAAGTGGCTATGGTAATCCTGTAGGAGAATCAAATAATCAAATTGCTAAAGCTATGGCTGCTAAAGTAGATAATGATTGTATGGATGCTTTATACAATGCACAATTATTTTATGATGGATCAAGTGCAGCAATAAGCTATAACTCAGTTGTAGATGCAATAGATGTGTTCAATGAAGAAGTTAACACAGGAAAAGTTATGTTTGTACATCCAAAGCAAGTTACAAAGTTAAGAAAAGATTCTAACTTTATTTCTGCTGATAAATATGGAGCTGGCACAAATGTGATGATGGTTGGCGAAATAGGAAGTATTTGTAATACAAGAATTGTACCATCTAAAAAAGTAAAAGATTTTGATACATGGTATTCACCTTGCGAAAGTGGTACTTCAGGAGGTTTAAAGATAGTTGCTACAGGTGCAAGCACTAATCAAGTAAATTTAGCAGATGTTACTCCATCATTACCTAATGCAAAGGTTGATGAATATGTAACAAAATCAACTACAGGAGTTTACTTTAATCCAATAGTTAAACTTCAAAATGATTTAGAAAGTGAAGATGATGCTCCGGCATTAACTATTTATCTTAAGAGAGATACAAATGTTGAAACTGACAGAGTATCTTTAGCAAGAAAAACTGATATTTCTGCTGATAAACATTATGCAGCTGCTTTAAGTAACAATAGCAAGGTTGTTATTGCAAAAATTAAACAGTAATGAGGTGAGTTAGGTGGCTTATACTGAAACTGAATTACAAGAGATGGCAGTATTAGCCATCTTTAATTATTATGATGAAAAATACTCAAAAGAGTATATTAATGAAAACTTCACATTAGCATTAAAAGTATTAATTGAGAATATAAGAGCAAGTGTTACAAAACCTATAGGCATAAAGTCAGTATCTCAAAATGGAACTTCTGTAACATACAACGAGGGTACTGGATTTAATGCTTATTTAACAACAGAAGTATTATCATTACTCCCTAAAAAAAGTAATTTTAAAGTTTGGTAGGTGAACAGAATGGTATTATTCCCAAACAGTGATGTAACTATATATCATTTAGATAAAAAAACTCAAAAATATTCTCGTATTAATTTATTTAATGTTAATTGGAGTGGTAAAAGAAATTCTACTGTAAGTGACAAAGGTGTTAATGTAGCTTATACAACAATTATATCGGCTGAAATTGGTGGTTATGAGGTTCATACAGGCGATAAAATTATTAGAGGTAATATTACACTAGATATTACTAGATTAAGTGATTTAAGCGCTTATGAGGTAGTTACAGTTATAGGTACACAAGAGTGTGATATATTCCATTCGCTTAGTATTGAATGTAAGTAGGTGAGGATGTGGCTGTAAAAATTAAATTAGACAGTACAAATAAAATACTCGCTAAAAGAAAAATACAAAAAGGTGGAGAAGCACAGATATTTTTTACTAAACAATGTGCAAAATGGATGAATAATTATACTCCTTTCAAGACTGGTAGATTAAAGGATATGAGTGTTACTATGGGTGTTGACTATGTTAAATATAATACTCCATACGCACGTAAACAATACTATACTAATAATGGTAATGGTATTAAGAATCGTAGTGGACTTAGAGGTAAGAGATGGGATATAAGAATGTGGAATGATAAAAGAGGAACTATAGTAAAAAGTGTTGCAGATTTTGTAGGAGGTAAAGCAGAATGAAATTAATTGAAAGTATTAGAAATTATATAAGTGAATTAAGCTGCATGAGCACCTTTGAAAATGCTGTAAATGCTAATTACCTAGATGGTGAAATTGATTCTTTTTCTATTGAAGAAGTACCCACAGAACCAATTGTAAAAAAATATCTTGATGGTAGTACATTAAGACAATATCAATTTGTATTTTGCAGTAGAGAGCCTTATAGTGCTGAAATATTGCAGAATATAGATAATAGTGGTTTTTATGAGGATTTCAGTAATGAAATCGAAGATAAAAGCAGTAAAAATATTTTACCTACAGGAATTGATAATATTGAGCCTGCTGAGTTTAAAGTTGTTAGTAGTGCTTATGTTGTAAGTACTGATGAAGACACTGCAATGTATCAGATAAATTTAAAATTTAAATATTTAAAGAAAAGAGGATGATAGTATATGGCTATACGTAAACGTAAAATCGAGGCGGACTACCTTAAAGTTGCTGATAAGTTTGAATTAATGGGACTAGGTTTTGAATCTATTGATGAAAAGCCAAATGCACAAACAAGGGAAAAAAGATATGTATGTGATGCATCAAGTACACAGAGTATAACTTCTTACAAATGGCAGAGTGATTTCAGTGGGGATCAAATTGAAAATGAGAAAGTAGTTGAATTTATTACTGATATAGGTAAAGAATTAAAAACTGGTGCTGATGCTGAAACAGAGTATATTAAGGTTGATATGGATAAGCCAGCTACAGGAACAAATGCTTTTTATGCTAGAAAATTCAAAGTTGCTGTACAGGTTACAGAATTTCCGAATAATGATGGTGAACTTGGCTTAAGTGGTTCTTTCCTTGGATTAGGTGATCCAGTAATCGGAACAGTAACAATAGATGCAGAAACTAAGGAATTAACATTTGTTGAAGGCTTTACTAAAAAAACAGAAGCTTAATAAATTGAAGGGTGGTAATCTAGTTGAAAATTAACAATGTTGAAATAGAAGATTTAGATTTAATGGATGCTGATGTAGCTGAAAAATACGAAAAGGCAGTTACAGATCTACAAAAAAAAGAAAAAGAAACTAATTTTGAAGGTATGGGACTTTCTAAAATTATAAGAACTCAATGTACTTTGATTTTTGATTTTTTTAATGATGTATGGGGTACTGGAACAGATAAAAAAGTTTTTGGAAATAAGACAAACTATAGAGTTTGTGAAAAGGCTTTTAAAGATGTAGTTGAATATTCTGTTAAGCAAAAAAATGAAATATTTAAAGTTGCTAAGGTTAAAATGAAATAATGAGTATTTTAACTAATAAGCTGCCTATAGAGGTTGATATTGATGGAGTTCTGTATAAGATTAATTCTGACTACAGGACTTCTATTATTTTTAGTAAGCTTATTGAAGATAATGAGATTACTGAAGAATTAATACTTAAAATATTAAAGTTATATTATGCAGTAATTCCAGAGAACATTGAACAGGCTATTGATAAAATAAACTGGTTTTATGAATGTGGAAAATCTAAAGATGATGATTCTAATAAGTCTACAGGTAGTTATAAAAAAGTATTTGATTATGATGAAGATGCAAGACACATTTATAGTGCATTTTTAAGCCAATACAGAGTAGATTTACAGGAAATTGAATATTTGCACTGGTGGAAATTTAAAGCTTTATTTGAAGCCTTAGATGATAATAACGAGATAATAAAGATAATGCAGTATAGAAGTATGGATTTAAGTAAAATTAAAGATAAAGAACAGCGTAACTTCTATAAAAAAATGCAAGATACTTATAAATTGAAAGAAAAAATAAGTGAGGAAGACATACAAGCATTAAATGATATTAAAAACCTTCTATTTAAATAATTGTTAAAAATATACTTTATATGTATAATATTTAAATATACATATAAAGTATAGGGGGAATTTTATAATGCAATGTCCAAAATGTAGTAGTGATAATGTAAATGTACAGGCAATTTCAATAGTTAAAGATAAAAAGCATGGTTGTTTGTACTGGTTATTCATAGGCTGGTGGTTAGAAATGTTAATGTGGATATTCTTAACATTACCATGGCTAATTATTAAAATATTTAAGCCTAATAAAATCAATACTAAAGTTAAAAGTTATGCAGTGTGCCAAAATTGTGGGCATAAATGGAATGTTTAATATTAGAAAGCACTTATTTATATAGGTGCTTTTTATTACGTACTTTTTTCAAAGAAGGTGATTTAAATTAAAGAAATTAGATGTAATAATTGTAATCAGCTTCTTTTAAAGGCTGATGAAGTTAAAGGGGAAATAAAATGCCCTAGGTGTAAAAATATAAATAAATTAGATTATTCAAAAGACAGAGCTTAGAGCCACACTTTAGAGTAGTGAGCCAATGCCTGCTTTTTTTATTTTATAGATAAAAAAGGTAGGTGAAAATAAATGGCTGATGGAAGTATAATAATTGATACTAAAGTAGATTCTAGTGGAGCAGAAAATGGAGTTAAATCTCTTGGAAAATTAGGAGGAATGGCTAGTAATGCATTAGGAGTTGCTACGAAAGCTGCCGCAGGTATGGCTGTTGGAATAGCTGCTGCTACAGGTGCGGTTGTTGCTTTAACCAAAGCTAGTATAGAGCAGTATGCACAATATGAGCAATTGGTTGGTGGTGTTGAAACTTTATTCGGTGCAGGTGGTGCAAGTTTGCAAGAGTATGCAGCACAACAAGGAAAAACTATGGATGAAGTTAAAGACAAATATAATGAACTTGCAAAGGGTCAGAATACTGTATTTAAAAATGCTGATCAAGCATACAAAACTGCTGGATTAAGTGCGAATGAATATATGAGCACTATTACTGGTTTTTCTGCTTCACTTTTACAAGGATTAGGTGGAGATACTAAAAAAGCTGCTGATATAGGAAATCAAGCTGTTATCGATATGGCAGATAATGCAAATAAGATGGGTACAGCTATGGAAAGTATTCAAAATGCATATCAAGGATTTGCTAAACAAAATTATACCATGTTAGATAATTTAAAGCTTGGATATGGTGGTACTAAAAGCGAGATGGAAAGGCTTTTAGCAGATGCTGAAAAGATAAGTGGAGTCCATTACGATATTAGTAAATTTAGTGATGTAATACAAGCTATACATGAAATACAAGAACAAATGGGCATTACAGGAACAACAGCAAAAGAAGCTATGTCTACAATAGAGGGTAGCTTAAACATGACTAAAGCAGCGTGGAAAAATATGCTAACTGGTATGTCCATAGATGATGCTGATTTTGATGTATTAATTGATAATTTGGTTGAAAGTTTAGGAGCTCTTGGTGAGAATCTAATGCCACGTATAGGTATAGCATTAAATGGAGTAGGACAACTAATTGATACATTGTTACCTATAGTAATTGAAAAAATACCTGGAATAATAGAAGCTACACTACCTGATATGTTAGACGCTGGAGTCAAAATTGTAGCAGAACTTGGAAATGCAATTATTCAATCGCTGCCAATTGTTATAGAGTATGGAACACAATTAATACAGAGTCTTATTAGTGGAATACAAAATAATTTACCAGCTATAACAAATAGTGCTATAGAAATTATAACTAGCTTATTTACAGGAATAACAGATATATTACCACAATTATTAGGGTTAGGAATACAAATAATAGGACAATTAGCAATTGGAATAGGACAGGCATTACCGAATTTAATTCCAGTAGCAGCACAATGTTTAACACAACTAATACAAGCAATAATAGAAAATGCACCATTAATATTAGATGCAGCATTAGCACTTGTACAAGGATTAGCAGATGGAATAATAAACTCTATTCCAGTTTTAACAGAAGCATTACCGCAACTAATACAAGGAATAATAGATTTTATAACAAATAACCTACCACAATTATTACAGAGTGGACAAGAAATAATTTTGCAAATACTTAATGGCATGATGCAAGCTATGCCACAAATTATTGCAATGCTACCACAAATAATAGATAGTATAGTACAGTTTATAACTGGAAATTTGCCACAAATAATTGATGTAGGGATACAAGTTATTTTAGCGTTAATAGATGGAATTATTAATGCATATCCACAATTAATTGCAATGTTACCACAAATTATAAATGCAATAGTAACTGGTATATTAGGGAATCTACCGCAAATTATACAAGCAGGTATACAAATTATAGTTGCTTTAGCTGGTGGATTACTACAAGCTATACCACAACTTATAGGAGCAATACCACAAATAGTAAGTTCTCTTTTTAGTGCATTTACAAACGTTAATTGGGGAGAAATAGGTATAAACATTATAAAAGGTATTGGTAGTGGTATTACAGGAGCTATAACGGGATTAGTAGATGTAGGAATAAAAGCTTGTAAAAGTTTAAAAGATAGTGTTTGCAATTTTTTTGATATACATTCTCCATCTAGGTTAATGAGGGATTTAGTAGGTAAAAATATAATTGCTGGTATATCTGTAGGTATGCAAAATGAATTACCTAATGCTATTGGTGTTGCTAAAGATATATGTAGTAAGTTGAATAATACTTTTAAACGAGAACTTAATAAAGAAAATGCACAAGGGTATATAGATACTATTTATAATTGGGGTGGAAGTTTTGCAGTTTTAGCTGAGGAAATACAAAATGCAAAAGATGCAGTTGAAATAGCTAATGCAAAAACAGTTGATGATAATGCATGGTATAGTGATGCTAAATATAGATTAGATGATGTGAAGTCTAAGTTAGAAGAACTAGCTGAAACTATTAGTGATACTGAAGATAAATCTACTAAGGAAAGTTTACAAAAGAAAGAAAAGGCATTACAAAAACAACAAAAGATTATACAAAAAGAAGTTGATTATTATAAAGAAGCAGTGCAGGAAGAAATAGATGTATGCAAGGAAAATGCAAAGCAGCAATTAAATATTGTAAATGAAAAGAAAGATAAATTAATACAATTATCTAAAGCTGTTACTGATGCTTTAAAAGAAAGATTAGAGAAGGAAAAAACCTTAGAACTTGATAAAATAGCAGAAGAAGAAAAGGCTGAAGAAGAAGCATATAACAAAAAGATTGCTAGAATAGATAAGGCTACTAATAGAAAAATTGAAAACTTAAAGAGAGAACAAAAAGCACTTGATGAACAAAAGGAATCTGAAAATAGAGAAGAAGAGTTACAAAAATCTAAAGATTCTATAAATGTTTTGAAAACTAAAATGGCTAATACTTCATCCTTATCTGAAAAGAAAGCAATAGCTTTAAAAATAGCAGATGAAGAAAAAGCTGTATCTAAGAAACAAGCTGATTGGCGTAGAGAAGATGAAAAAGCTAGAATACAAGAAGAAATAGATAAAGCACAAGAAAAAGCGAATAGACGTAAGGAAAGATTAAAAGAAGATTTTGAAGAGAATAAAAATCACTTAGAAAAAAAGAAAAAGAATGTTGAAGAGTATTATAAAACTTTACTTGAAACTGACAACCTTAATGCACAAGCTAGATATGTATTATTAACTAATAGTAATGAACAGTTAGTGCAATTATTAAATTCTTATGCTCCAAATTGGCAAAATGCAGGTCAATCTCTTGCAGACAGTCTTATTAATGGACTTAATAGTAAAAAGCAAAGTATGTATGATGCAGTATCAGAATTAACAAGTCTTAGAAGTAGACAAGTAAGTGGGTATGCAACAGGAACATCTTATAATCCAAAAAGTGGCGTGTATACAGTAGATGAAAAAGGTTTTGAATTATCTACTAATAATAATCCGGTTGCTTATGTTTCTAGGGGCGCAGGAATATTAAATCATATGCAAAGCCTTAACGCTATTAAGAAAGAAGTATCTAAACAAATGGGTACTTATGCAGAAAAGCTAAGAAATGCAGTAAAAGCAGACCAATTTAGGATGGGACAATTAGCATTAGCTAGAGTTGGAGGATACAGTAATTGTAATACGACTAACAATAATGATAACAGTTCTGTTAATTTTAATGTAGATAAATTTATTAATAATACTGAAACTGATATTGAAGAAATAGCAAATAAATTAGGAGTTTATGCTAGAAGAAATAAAAAATGTTAGGGGGTGATATATTGAGAAAAACATTAGTATGGAATGGAATAAGAGCAGAAGATATGAAAGTTAAGATAATATTACTCCCACCTATTTCATTATCTACGGAAAAAGTTAATGAAATAGAAATTGAGGGTAGAGATGGTTTTTTAACTGAACTTGATGGATATAGTGGAGATACTAAACAAGTTGAAGCTGATTATAAAGGTAATAATCCTCAAAAATTATTAAAGTGGCTTAGAAGTTCTGGTGAAGTTATTTTTGGAAACATGGATGATAGATATTATAAAGCAAGGATTAGTAATATAGTACCTTTAGAACAGGTGCTAGAAAATCAATTGTATAATTTTCCTATTGAGTTTAGATGCCAACCTTTTGGTTATCTACTAGAGGGAAAGAAATCTATAGAATTATTAAAACCTACAATTTTATATAATGGAAAAGCAGATTATATGAGTAAGCCTATTATTAGTATTTATGGTACTGGAAAATGTACTTTGAATATTAATAATAAGGCTTTTTCTATTACCAATGTTGATGGAAAAATAACGCTTGATAGTGAACTTGAAGAAGTTTATGAGGATAAAGGACAATACTTTGAATCTGATGAATTTCCAACTTTAAGCGTAGGTGAAAATAATATATCATGGATTGGAAATATATCTAAAATTGAAATTATACCAAACTGGAGGTGTGTATGATGATTAAACTATTTGAAGCAAATGAAACTAATTTCAAAGGTTGCAGATGGGTATTATCTGAAGTAATTAAACTTGAAATTACAGAAGATTTAGAAGGACATTTTGAAATAGATTTAGAATATCCATTGTTTGATAAAAAGGGATTATCTAAAAATTTAATTAATGGAAATATAATAAGTTGTCCAGTAGGTGATGAGAGAGCAGAACAATTATTTAGAGTAAGGAAAGTAATTAAAAATACAAATTCTAAAAGGGTAAATATTTATGGAGAATGTATTGCTCGTGCTGATTTAGATGTTAATTATGTTTGTGGTATTGAAATTAAAAATAGTAATAGGAAACAAGCTATAGAGCAATTACTTAATGCCAGAGTGCAGAAAAAAAGAAATTATATAGTTGGTAATTTAGATACCAACACAAATAAAAATATTAATCTAGGAATTGATGAAACTACAGGCAATATTATTAATTATTTAGATATAGCAGATGTAAGTCCACTAAGTGGGTTGTTAAATGACAATTTATCCATACAAAAGGCTTATGGTGGAGAAATAATATTTAATAATTTTGAGATTAATATGGTTGATGAAAGAGGATCTAATCATACTTTTACAATTAAATCGGGTAAGAATCTACAAGAATTAGAGCAGGATATTTCTGATATTGAAGATGATTTTGCTACTGCTTTAATTATGGAAAGTTCTGATGGATTATTTTTATCTAACCATGAAATCATATACTCTAAAGATGCTAATAAATATAGTAGATATTATTTTAAACACATTAAATGTGATGATATAAGTCTTGTAAATAATAGTCAGGAAGCTATTAATATTGTTTATGAGCAACTTAAAGAAAGAGCAAATAAATTATTTATTGATGGTATAGATAAGCCTAAAATAAATAACAAAATTAATTTTATACAACTGTCTAATACTGAAGAATATAAGAGTTTTAAGGCGTTAGAAAAATGTGAGCTAGGTAATAAAGTAAAAGTATTATATCCCAAAATCGGTATAGAGCTTGAGCAAAGAGTAATTAAAATTAAAAGGAATGCTTTGAAAAATAAGATAATTGAAGTGGAACTAGGGGAAAAGAAAAAGTCTATTGTAGATAATATAAACAACGCTGAAAGTAAAGTAGATAACGTAAATGATAAGGTAGATAATACTAAAAATGATTTAAAGAAAACTAAAGTCACTATGGAAAAATATAATAATTCCATAGTATTTAAAGTTGAAAATTTATCTAAAGATACTATGTCTAAGATTGAAGTTTTAGAAAAAAAGATACTTGCAAAAGTAAGTGAAGAAGATATGTGGTCTTTAATAGAAATGAATCCAAAGAAAATATTATTTGCTGTAAATGATGAAAAAAATGAAACAGATGTAACTATAACTACAGATGGATTAAGTGTCTATAAAGGTAAGATACAGATTTATGATGGAAATAATGACCTAGTTTTTAAAATAAGAGAAAAGGGTGGAGTTAATTCTCGACTACCATATAAAATTATGGAATCTGATATGGATACAACAGCCGCATCATTTTCTGATCGAGGAATTAATTGGCATAGTACAAGCACAGCAATAAAAACAAGTAGTAGAGGTGTTTATATAGATACTAATAACAAAAATTTATATATAGATGATGAAAAATTAGAAGATGTAATAAGAGCTGTACTAAAAAATGAAGGATTAATATAAAAAGAAAGGATGATTAAATGAATATACATGAATTACCAACACTTAAGATAGATTTAAAAGATAATTATGTAGTTGAAGCAGTATGTAAGCAATTAGATGATTTAATATTATCCTTTGAAATCTACAATAGTTATATACCAATAGATTTAAGTAGTTTTTATATAGAACTAAGAGCATTAAAAAGTGATAAAGTTCCAGTAATCCAGGATACTGATATTGTAATAACTAATAATAAATTAAAAATAAAGTGTAATCCCCAACTAACAACATCTAGCGGAATAGTTAAGGCAGAATTAGAATGTATAGATAAAATAACTAAGGAAAAGAAATTTAGCTTTGATATAGAAATAGAGGTTAAACCATCTGTATTAGAAGTTAATAGAAGCATAAGTACACCTACATGTACATTAATGGAGAGACTAGAAAAAGATTTAGATAAAGTTAGAGATTTAGAATTTAACTTTAATGAAGCTGATAAAATAAACAAAGAATTAAAAGATACTACAATACCTAATGCAAATAAAATTAATACTACATTAGAAGAAAATACAAAAAAAGCTATTACATCTAATGCAAATTTAAAAGATAGCACTAATACTGCTGACACAGCTAAGCAGGCTGTAGATAGTTCTGTTGTACAAGCAAATGCTAGTAAACAAGCACTAGATATATCTAAAGTAAATGCAGACAATACAAAAAAAGAAGTAGATAATAGTATAAAAATTGCAGATGAAAAGATAGAAATAATTAAAAATTTAGATCCTGAAAATGTTGTAGAAGATGTTAAAAATTTAAAAAAACAGGTATTAGAAAGCACTTACACTAAAATAGAAACAGATTCTACCCTAACAAAATTAGAAAGTTGCAAAGATAGTTTTGTTCACAATATGCAGATAAAGGGTAGAACGCTTCAAAATCTAGTACCTATTGCTAGTGTA